ACAGCGACGCAATGGCGTCGATGTCGTTTTGGAGCTCGCTGCGGTCGGGCAGCTTCTTGCGCGCCTTCTCGACGTAGGCCTTCTGGTCCTCGAAGTACGCGACCATCGCCTCGACGCCCTTGCCGCGCGGGCTGTCCATGCGCGCGACGAACTTGCCGACGAGCCCATAGCAGCCCTGATAGGCCTCGACCACGGTATCGACGAGGCCGGGGATCGCCTCGTAGTACTCGCCCAGCGCCTTGTGCGCGGCGAACGACGAGGTGGACCAGTGCATGAAGTGCGCGGCGATGGCGGTGCAGAGCATATGGCCTGCGAACTCGCCCATCGCGGCGTGGTACTCGCTCGAATCGCTCATATCCTGGCACTCCTGCTGCGCGTTTCATGCGCGGCCCACATATCGTTCAGCGTGGCTGCGTTGCTGGCGCCGACGAGCAGCGGGCGGTCGGCCCGAGGCGGCTCGACGGGCGCTTCCTCGCGCCACGCGACGGCCAGCATACGGAAAGCGTCAGCCGGATGCGAGGTCCAATCGTGCCTAGGCGTCGCGCGGAAGGCGCGCTTGTCCTCGTCGTACTCGCGCTGGTACTGGCGCAGGGCCTCGATACCCTCGCGGCAGAGGTCGGCGTCGAACCAGCAGCGGGGCATGACAAGGCGCGCGGCTTGGATGCCGTCCTGCACGCCGAGGTCGGCCACGATCTGAAACTTGCCGATGCCGCCTAGCAGCGCCGCGAGCTGCTCGACGACGCTGCGCCCGCCCGAGGCCAGCGTCTTCGCCCGCGCGTCGTGCGGGAGGTGATGGCGGGCGTAGCGGAACGGCTTGCCTGCGACGACCTCGGCCAGATCCGCGACGGTCGAGCCGCTGCTGGCGTGGTAGTCGATCAGATGCACCTCGCCGCCAGCGACTTGGTAGAACCAGATGGCGGTGTCGTCGCGGTATCCGATGTCCCACGCGGTGTAGACCGGGCGATCGGGATCGTGCGGGACGCGCCCGATGCGGCCCGCGTCCGAGGCCTCGCGCATCTCGACGCCGTAGAACGCCCCCAATATGGCCGCTTCGAACGAGCACTCGTACTCCTGGTCGTACTGGTCCTGCGTCAGCTGCGCGCGGAGCGCGTGCAATTCGGTCGGCGGCAGGATGCCCGAGGCGCTGGCCGGCAGGCGCAGGCAAAACCAGTCTGGGCTGCGCTGCGCGGCGTCGAAGGCCTCGTAGAACTGGTTCCTGCCCTTGGGCGTTCCGCCGATCACGGCCCAGCCCTGCTTGTCCGAGAGCGTCGGGCGGATGACGTTGCCCCAGACGCTCGGGCGGAAGTCGCCGTATTCATCGAGGTACAGGCCATTGAAGCCCAAGCCTCGCATGGCGTCGGCGTTATCGGCTCCGTAGAGGCCAATTTTCGCGCCGCTGATCAGTGTCAACGTCATCATCTGCTCATTTGCGTCCGCGATGATCGGGCGAGCGTAGTACTTGAAATAGTCCCACGCCACGCGACGCGCTTGGTTCTGGTACGGCGCGACGTAGCCGAACAAGCCGTGCGGCCCCGTGTGCGCTACGGCGGCGCGGATGATGTCGTTGACTGCGGCCACGGTCTTTCCAGCGCGGCGATGGGCGACGAGGCAGGCCCAGCGCTGCGTACGATCGTGGAACGGCAGGAACGCCCGCCGCGGATTGTACGGCAGGCTGATATCAGTCAATGGGCTTTCCCCACCTGACGGTGATCATCTGGGGGCCGCCATCAGCGCCGGTCACCTCGGTGCGCGCGAGATCCGGTACGGTCTTCTTCAGCAGGATCTCAGCGGCTCGAACCTGCGTCGGGCTGAGATCGACCACGCCCTCGACGTGCGCGGCAAGGCGATTCATCAGCTGCGAAGCCTGGATCTTCGCGCGCCAATTTTCATCGAGCGTTATTCTACGCTTTCGAGCGGGCATCGCTTTGAATTGGTTGCCACTTTCGAACATACTTGACGCAGCCGCCAAGCGGGTTTGCCAGACGGAACGCCCCCAAATCATGCCCCGCCCCACGCCATGCGTCAACCGCACATCGCCCTGCGGCCCCGGAGTGGCGCCAAGCCCTGGCCGAGGCTTACCGCCGCCTGCCGAAACACCTCCAACCCAAAACCGCCTAGGATCGCTCAGGAAGAGCGGAAGCCGGTCGCCCGCTACCCTGCCTAGGGTCAGCGGGCTTCCGGCGTTTCTGAGCCATCCTCGGCGTTTCTGGAGGCATCCGAGGCGAACCTCGACCGGAACTTCGCCATCGCGGCGTCAAACTCGGCCCTCTGGGCGTCGGTCATGGCCGAGTACTTGCCCGAGGGCTTCGATCCCTCGACCGGCAGGGCCACCGCCCGGCGCAGCTGGTGCCGCAGCGCCTTCGCCTGCGCGACCTCGGCCTCGAGGTGCTCGACCAGCTCGGCGTAGCTCGGAAACCACCGGAACTTGCGCGCCGCTGCGTCGAGGCTCGACCGCGTGAACGCGCTGGCCGGGAATTCCAGCATCGCCGCGTAGGCCCGAACCTTCGCCAACCCGTCAGCCTCGCCCGGCCTCGTCGCCGTCAACGTGCCGAGCGCCGTCACGAACCGCTCGGCCAGCGCCTGCGGCGCGGGCTGCAGCGCGGCCTCGGCGGCGACCAGCGCGCGCTCAGCCTCGGTCTTCTGCGTCGAGGAAATCGACAACGGAGCGCCCGGCTGCTCGGTCTGCATCCTCCCGAGCAAGGCGCTCAGCGTGAACGATAAACCCGTTGCGTTCGGTGCGAGATCCTGTGCCATTGCCCTGCTTCCTTTCGCTGCTGCGGCGCACCCAGTTCCTCCAGGTCGCGCTCCAATTGACCTTCCGCCCGTCCGCGCCGGGCTTGCTGTGCCAGTAGTCGCGGAACGACGCCGCCTCGCGCTCGACCGCCACGCCGAGGGCGCCGGCGAACGAGCGGTCCTCGTCCGAAGGCGACCAATCGTCGGGCAGGCGGGTTCCTCGATCGGCGCGCTCTGCGCGCTTCCCCCCTGCACCCCCCAGAACAGACTTATCCGGTTCTGTTCTTTCATGGGTATTGGGTAATGGGTCATGGGTAATGGGTGGTTGAACGTCCGTTGAACGGGCGTTGAACCGCCGTTGCGCGGACATCTTCCCTGCCCTAGAGGCTTGTTCCTGCTTGCTTTTGCAGCGCACAATTTCTTCGTCAGCCCGCCGATTGACCCATCCCGAGCCCTCGACCAGCTCGAAAAACTCGCCCAGAACCGTCGCCACCTCGGCTTCGTGTTCGCGCATGTTGATGGCCCGTGCAACGTCCGCTGAACGGGCGTTCAACGGGCGTTCGTTCATGTAGTAGAGGTCGAGCAGCCGCCGATAGGCGAGATCTTCCATCAGCGTCAGGTGACGCGTATGGCTGGCGTAATCGCCAATATGGAAGGAGTAGAAGCGCATCACGCTTCATCCCGTGCCTGCTTCAGCAGCTCGCGGATCTTCGACTTGTTGCGGTCGTTGTACCGCTTCACGCAAGCGGTACAAGACGCGCTGGTCGTGTAGCGCTGCGTGTTTCCGCAAATCTGGCAGGGCTTGCCAAAGTACTTGCCCTCGCCGCGCTTCGCTGCGTCAATCCTGGCCGTGTCCATGATCCAAATCCTTTGGTTAGGGTTTGGCTAGACTAAGCAAACCAAAATCACGCGTCAAGTTTGGCGGAGCGGCGGGTGCGGACCATCGCAGAAACGCACGGCCGGGGCTGCGTTGACGGGCGAACCCGCTGGTCAGCTTGCGGAGCTCCGCCGCCCGCCGGCGACGGCAAGGGAGGGCCCGGCCGCGGTCACTATAGGCTCAGGTCGAGCTTAACGCCCAGCCGATCGGCGTAGAGCGTCACCGCCTGCAGCCGCTCCTGCTCGCGCGCCCGCTTGCGCTCGTCGCAGCGCAACTGCACGACGCGCACCAGCGCCGCCGGGTCGTAGCCCGCGCTCTTGATCTCGACCTTCAACTCCTTGAGGTCCGCGCGCGTCTCGTCGGCGGCGTCGAGCAGGCGCGTCAGGCGCTCGGCGTAGCGGGTCAGGTCGTCATTCGTCATCGGTCATCTCCTCCAGAAGGATCTCGGCCCGAGGGTTCTCGCGGTCGAGATGGTGGTACAGGTGCATTTCTCTCACCGCGCGGTCGTTGCGGTAAACGCGGCCCTGCAGCGCGTCGAGGATGAGGCTCGGGTCAAGATCCGGCCTGCGCGAGGCGTAGTAGAGATGCGCCGTCATGCGGATCGGCTCGAGCAGCTGGTCCTGCGCTGGCAGCTCGGGAACTTGCCGCGCAACCGCCTCGATATACGCGAGGCCCTTCTCGCTCTTGATGACCCGCAACTTCGATCCGAACCGCACAATGCGGCGCGAGTTGGCTTTGCTCGCGGGCTCGCCCAGGATGACGCCGCGCCATGTCCGCCTCACGGCGTCCCTCCCGTAGCATCGCGGCTTTCCGCCAGCATCGCCCCGCTCGACCCGGTCATCGACCGCTCTTGCAGCGGCGGTGTCCATCGCAGCAGGCGCTGCGAGCGGATGAGGTGCGCCGGGACGTCCTCGTAGCGCCTGCCGCGCATCAGCTTCGGCCAGAGCTTCTCGGCGCGCGCGACGCAGGCCTCGGGATCGGTCGATCGCGTCTCGGGCTCATCAACATCCTCAAAATCTTGGATGGTTGGCGCAATTGGAGCGACCGCGCGACCAAGTGCGAGCGCTTGCCGGCCCGTGTCGGTCAGCCGAACGCGCGACTTGCCGAGCTCGATCAGCCCGCGCCGCCGCAGGCTGTGGACGCCCGAGTGCAACCGCACCCGATGCGTGATCTGCGCGCTCCACGCAAGCCATGCGTCGATCGGCGCCTCGCCGCCAGCCGCGTCAAGGTACTCAACGACGAGCCGGGTGTAACCGTTGCTGACAGCAGCCTTGAAACGGCTGCCGCGGTGCACCTTCTTCGCGGGCGTGAACCAGTAGGTCCAGCCGCAATTGGGCGGCTTGCGCGGAGCGTAGTCGCTGTCTACCAGCTCGCGGCGCTTCAAGTGCGCGAGGGCCATCAACACCAACCCTTTGTCCATGCCGGGCAGAACTTCGCACAGCCGCTGCGTT